CAACACTGCTCCTACTATGAGTCGGTCGATCATGTGTTCTTCTCCTTGATCTTGGCTTCTATAGCATCTGCAAACCTCACCCAAAACGGCTTGCTGTTAACAATCTGTTTGACTTGGTCATAAATAAAAGATTGCTCATCATCCGTTAGCCCTACCCATGTGCGCTGTGGTTTGTCCAACTGCGATTTAACCGCATCCTTCTTGGCAATACTCCTGCGCTCAATCTCGTTGAATGCTTCGTCCTCGGGGTCCATGTATCTTGATTCAGTCATCGCGGTCTCCATTCTGTATTAAGTACAACGCACAAATGAGGATTGCACCAAATGCAACAACTACAAATCCGCCAAACAACATCAAAGTTACGGTTACAACTACATCCCACATAGCGATCCCCTGCCTTTCTGTTTTGATTAACGGGCGTTGCCTTCTAACCTGTCAGCGATCAATGTGGCGTAGCCGGCAATGTCCAACCAGTGGTCGGTGACGTCGGGATCGCCATTGACAATGCGTCCCATCTTGTGGACGATCATCTCCAGGGCTTCCCACTGGTCATCGGCAAAGGTCTTGCCGTGCTTGGCCGCGTGGTCCGCGAGCACTCGTTTGATGGACTGCATCAAAGTCGCACCATCCTTGAACTTGCCGTACATCTCTGCACGTGCGTCAAGTGTCTTGTCAACACTCACGCTCTCAACCTCCTCAACAACCTTTTGCCAAGAGGACTTGGTCTCTCCCGGGCCTGCGCCAATGGGCAACAACCCAGGAGGGGCAACAAAATTACTCAAGTCATCCAAGGCGCGGGCGCGCATCTTGTAGACGTTGGAGATACTCATCTTGTGCTTGGCCGCTGTTGCAGAGGCACTTGCGCTAGGGTTTTTTCTGAAAAACTCATAGACCTTTTGGCCTTTAGTAGAAAGCTTGGTACTCATGTGAAACTCCTTTGTGGTTGGTTATTGCAGTTGCCGGGGGCTTCTTTCTCTCGAAAGGCCTTTAAGCGTCCATTCAACTCTGAGGTGAGTTGTTCTTGTGAAACCACGACTTCTTCAGTCGTGAATTTGTGTCCGTTACCGCACTCTCGTCTGCGCCTGTAGCGCATGACAGTAAGGCGCGTCTCGCTGACCGTGGTCCAGGCTCCGCATTCGGGGCAATTCATTCTTCGCCCCCTGTCTCTACCAAGGTGCCGGGCGGGATGGTTTCCTCTTGCGTCTCTTGTTTCTCTTCACGCACTCTCAACATTGCGTCGGCTTGTCTGTACGCGGCGCGAGCAGTGTCGTCAAAGTCCATGTCCCGTCTCCAGTCGGGATCAGACAACAAGCCCTTCATGGCGTCAGACGCAAAATAATCTCTCAGCAACATGCCCTTACTGTCTCTCACGAGAACACTAGGGAATGCGCGAAGCAGTGGCTTAAATGGCATTTCATTCTCCTTTCATCTTTCTTAGGTACTGAGCGGATGATACACCAGAATTATCCGTTGTGGGCATTGTATCGAATCTTTTTGCGGCCTCTTCGAGAGCGGCCTCCCAGGCGTGTTGCCAAACAACAGCAGACCATCCATGATCGTCTACAAAGGTCCGTGGGCCGATGAACTCGTCAAATCGTACTTGAGAAATCTTCATGGCTTGTTCTCCTCTTCTTGTTTCTTTTGTGCCTCTAGCTTTTTCCTCTGCTGGGCCATTGTTTGATAAGACTGTATGTGGGTTGGGTCAAGCTTCGCACAAACCAGCTTGTACTCTTCGTACAGGTGTTGGTAGGCCAGGTCTCTTTCCGCCCAACGTATCTTCCATGTCTGCAAGTTTTCTATTAAATCTGCTGCTTCCTTCAGTAGCGCGGACAGGTCCTTGTCCCGTGTCATTTGAGACACGTGCATTAATCTATTCACAATCATTTAGCTCTCCTCGAATGATAATTGGTGCTGCCGGGTTGCAATCTCGTCCTCGAAATTTATGATGTCTTCGGGACTGAATGCGCGTGTGATGTCGATGCGCCCACGCCCATTCTTACTGCGGATAGAGTCTGCTTCCAGGTAAATGGATTTGATATCCACTTGTTCCGGTAGCCATGACCCGTCCACCTGTATTGGAGGCAACATATCAAAGATGATATTTACGGACAACTGGACGTTTGACTTGTACATGTTTATCGGCTTTCTTGGATTTTTTAAGACGAACTTTGGCATTGGGTTTAGGTGGTGGTGTTTCCCCACTCTCGATAATGGCTTCTCTTTCTTCGGCCGCTTTTAGTGCGATCTCAAAAGCGGGGTCTACCAAGACTTGCATCTGGTCACCCATTCCTCTGCCATAGAACTCGCTCATCTCTCTTAACTTGGCGTAGGTCTCCATGCGAATAGCAACAGACATCCAAGGCTTGATACGCTGTACGGGTGGTATGTTTCTTCCTGGTTTCTTTAACGTCATTGACTCTCCTTTCTTTGGTGTGTTTAGCAGTGTATCGAAAGTATTTGATTCTCGCAAGAAAAAAAATGGGCTAGGAGTTACCCTAGCCCATAAAAGTATCTAACGGAAGCAACTGCAAGAAGCTTCCCCTCCATCATACATCTATTTAGCCTCCCCCCAGCTTGGCCCCATCTCCACGTCCACCCGGGACGGGACTTCCAGGTCAACGGCGGTTGCCATGATATGGGCCGCGTCGCGTGCTTCCTTCTCCGTGCTGACGCTCAGGGCGATCTCGTCGTGAACCTGGAGCATTAAATGAAACCCTGCCTTGTGCAACGCCACCATGGCCGCTTTGGTCTGGTCGGCTGCTGACCCCTGGATCAGCTTGTTCAGGCCCTTGTAGGTGGCCGCGCGCTTGATCCTTGGGCCGTATTCCACGATGGCTTGTTCATATGGGAGCGCCTTGTTCACGCCCCACTGGACGGGCTCGTACAACGGGAAGCGGCATTTGCGCCCCAGGAGGGTTCTGATGGACCCGCCTGACGCTGGGTGTTCGATCCGCTTCATGACCGCGTTCACAGTGCCTTTGAGGAACGGCACCTTGGTGTGAAAGGTGCCAATCAACTCACTGGCCTCTTCCATGGGCAGGTCCAACTCGTTGGCCAGCTTTGCTTTGCCCATGCCGTACATCAGGCCCAGGCCAATGGTCTTGGCTTGCTTTCGCTTGATTCCGGCCATATCGGCAATCATTTGGTGAAAGTCGGTATCAGGGTTTTCCCTGTAGGCCTCGGCCATCTTTTCTGCACCAGGCAGGTCCAGGAGTGTTGCGTAATGCACCAAGAGCCGTGGTTCTTGGGACGAGAAGTCGTTAGCGGCCCAAATCTGCCCTTCTTCGGGTAGGAAAAGTGAGCGCACCATGGGCCCGATGATTTCGTGGCGCGCGGGCACTTGTTGGAGGTTGGGACTGTTCATGGACAAGCGGCCCGTGATCGTGCCGCCTTCGTCGTTGCGCATTTGGTTAACGTGTGGGTGAACTCTGCCTGTTTTGGCGCTGAAGTCGAGGTAGGGCTGCAAGAACGTGCTGTGGGTCTTGTTGGTCTCGCGCGCTTCGACAATCAGCTTGGCCACGGGATGGTCGCAGGAGTCCAAAAAGCCTTTTGTGAAGCTTGCCGCGCCGGCGGCGGTCTTGCCATAAGCAATCCCCAGCTTGTCAAACGAATGAGCGATGCTTGCGGCCGCCCAAATGTCCACAGTCCCACCGCACAAAGACTTGAGCTCTGCAAAGATGGACTTCTCCCGTTGGACAAGCTTGTCAATAGTTTGTTTACAGCGTTCCCGGTCAAAGCGAATGCCCTTCAAGGTAAGCTCCAACAGCACTGGAAAGGCGGCTGTCTCCAGGTCAAAGATTGACTCGACCTCGTCTTGGCGCATCTTGGTCTTGAAGTGTTGCCATAGTTTCAGGGTCAGCGCCGCGTCTTGCTCGGCGTACTCTCCGACGTACATGGCGGGTAGCTTCCATAATTCTTTCTTGGGATGAACGCCAAAGTCGGCAGCAGCCTGTTTGAGAGCGGCCTCTGACTTAACTTCTTTAAGGTAATCGAAGCCAAGCGCATTGAGGCTGTACGAGAAGCGGTTCTCGTCGAGAAGCGGGGCGGCAAGCATGGTGTCAAGTATTCGCCCGTTGACGGTAAATCCATTGGCCCTAAGCCAACCGCAGTCATAAGCCGCGTTGTGCATGATCTTGTCAGCGTCAGTAGCCAGGACATCTTTTATCCACCGCTCAACAAGACGTTTATCAAGATTGCCACCACCGCCGTGAGCAACAGGATAGTATCCGCTCCAACCGTCAACAGCCACAGCGTAACCAGCAATGAAGCCGTCATTACGGGGCCATCCCGGCCCAAAAGATTCCATATGCGGGTCACAAGTTTC